CAAGTTTGGTTTACGCAAAACGCAAGTCTAAAGGCGTACTATTTGCCAACTTTAAGCATTGCTGGCGCAGCTAATGCAATCGACATGAGTTCGGTTGCCCAACTTGGTGGATTCTTAGTTGCCGTGGGAACGTGGACGATTGACGCAGGCTATGGCGTAGACGATAACCTAGTGTTTATAACGTCCAATGGCGAGATTATTGTTTGGGCGGGTACTGACCCATCAGATGCTACGAAATGGTCGCTTATCGGCGTTTGGAGGGTTGGTAAGCCCGTTGGCAAGCGATGCCTACTAAAGTACGGCGGCGATATGCTGATGCTGACTTACAACGGTCTGTATCCACTTGCCGCAAGCCTGCAATCATCTAGGCTTGATCCCCGTGTTGCGCTATCGGACAAGATACAAGGTGCATTTACTGCCGCAACGCAACAATATGGCGGTAATTTTGGGTGGGATATTATTTTTGACCCGCAACACAATGCGTTGACCGTTAATGTGCCAGTTGCTGAAGGTCAACAGCAGCAGTATGTGATGAATAACATTACCAAAGCCTGGTGCAACTTTACAGGCCAGTACGCTAATTGTTGGGCAATCTTTGACAATGAGCCATATTGGGGCGGCAATGGCTTTGTTGCCCATGCGTGGGATGACAACTACGCTGATGACACAAGCGACATCAACGGCTATGCGTTGCAAGCGTTTAACTACTTTGATGCCCGCGGGTACAAAAAGTATTTCACCAGAGCCAGACCGTCAATCTTTACAAACGGCACACCGTCAATATTCATTGGTTTAAACATGGATTTTGATTTGGCAGACACGACTGCGGCGCTAAGTTTTAGCCCACAAGTATCTGCTAAATGGGACGTTGCATTGTGGGATGTTGGCTACTGGGCAACAGACACGGTAATCACAAACAATTGGCAAGGCGTAACTGGGATCGGTTACTGCGCTGCAACACAGTTTAAATCTGCATCTCAAGGAACGACAATTCTATGGGCATCGACGGACATTGTTTACCAACAAGGTTGGGCTGGCATATAGTTGCTGGCGATGCTGTTGGTCATTGGGTTGCAGAACGAGTTGCAGGAAAGTATTTTGTAGAAGGTTCGCAAGCAATAGGATTAGAACGTGACGGTGAGATTATTGCAGGCGTGATTTATGAAAATTGGAATGGGGCTTCAATTGTTTGCCACATAGCAATTGAAAGACAAATGACAAAAAGGTATTTAAAAGCAATATTTACTTATCCTTTTGAAGTTTGTCAGGTAAAAAAGATTATTGTGCCGGTGAGCAGTACCCATGCAAAAAGCCTAAAATTAGTTACTAAGATGGGTTTTGTTGAAGAAGCAAGGGTAAAAGATGCAGCACCGGATGGCGATATTATATTTTTGACATTGGCACGGGAAAAGTGCCGGTTTCTAGGGGTTCAAAATGGGTAAGTCGAGCGCAGCACCACCAGCACCAGATTATATTGGCGCAGCCAAGCAGCAAGGTAAAGACAACCTTGAATCTGCTAGGCAGTCAAATATTATGTCTAACCCAAATATGTACACGCCATTTGGGACTCAAACCGTTTCTTACTCAAGCCCTACGTTCGATCAAGCGTCTTTTGATGCTTCGTTGGCTAAATACAACGCTGGCAACGTAGACCGCAATCAATATTATCGTGAAGATGAGGGTGGACGATATTTTGACCAAGCGGGATTTGACGCTGCTAGCGCAAAACGAGGCGCAGCGCCTACCCGTGAACAATATACAACTGGCGGCGGTCAACCAACTATTACTCAAACCCTTACCCCACAAGCGCAACAGACTTTAGCCTCACAACAGCGGGTACAAACTGCATTGGCAAACCTTGGTGAAGTTGGCATTGCCAATGCTTACGACACGCTGTCAAGGCCGTTTGTGCCAACATCGACTGAAATTAAAAAAGATTTTGGTGGTTATGGCGCTGTGCCATTGTCTGAAAATTTTACGTCTAAATCTGAAGTTCCGTTGCAATACAACATTGATGCAACCAACTTTTCTGAAATGCCATTAAATGCTGGGGTTAAAGCTCAAGATTTAATTTTGCAACGTCTTAACCCGACAATTGAAGCCGGTGATACGTCATTTAAACAAGCGTTAGCAAACCAAGGTTTAGCGCCAGGTACAGTTGCTTATGATGCGGCGTATCGTAATCGTTCGCAACAGATTAACGATTTGTACAATCAAGCGGCATTGTCAGGGATCAATCTTGACATGACTGCTCGTAATCAACAATTGCAAGAAGAATTGGCAAAAGGCAATTTTGCTAATGCTGCACAATTGTCTGGCGCAGGGCTTTACAACACGGCAATGGCTGACAACTATGGTCGAGGCATGACCACCCAAGGCACTCAGTACAGCCAAGGGCTTAACAAGGCTCAGTTTCAGAACACCGCACAGCAACAACAGTTGGCGCAAGACTTGGCGTTACGGGCGCAACCTATTAATGAAGTTATCGGGCTTATGGGTGGGTCGCAGATTCAACTGCCTCAATTCCAAGGTTATCAAGGTACGTCAGTTGCACCAGCGCCAACCTTTGCGGGTACGCAAGCGCAAGGTCAAGCTGATATGACACGTTATGGTATTCAGCAAGCGGGTAATAACGCAACGACTCAGGGCTTATTTAGCGCATTGGGTACAGCTGCAATGTTTGCACCCAAATTCTCTGATAGGCGTTTAAAATCAAATATCGTTCAAGTTGGCACTCACCCACTTGGTATTGGCATTTATGAGTACGACATTTTTGGTAAACGTGAGCTTGGCGTGATGGCAGATGAAGTTGCTACAGTAATGCCAGATGCAATTGTGCCGCATGAAAGCGGTTATATGATGGTTAATTACGGGAAACTATAATGCTAAACCAATACGTTAATCTCACGCCACAGCAAAAAATGGCTCAGATGTTGCAACAACAAGCCCAACCAACTCAGTTGCAGGGCGATATGCAACAGCAAATGCCACAAGCTCAAAACCCGTTTGGCGGCGCAGCTGATGCTATGAAAATGTATCAGCAAGCAAGCCAACAGAATCAAATGCAAGATTACAAAGATTACATAACTCGGTTAAAACTTGGTCAATCACAAACTGGCGGTATGTTTGACCGTGGTAACGCTGTCGGCCCAGATGTAACTGCTAACAATTACACGGGGTAAGTCATGGCAACTATGTTCCCTAATATTTCAACGCAACAAGGCTACAGAGCGCCAGGGCCGTATGACGAGGATTACCGTTCTATTGCTCGGCGTGAGCAATTAGCTCAAATTTTGCAACAACAAGCGTTGCAACCAATTGAAGTGGGTGGATACCAAGGTATTCAAGCGCCTATTTCTCCGTTATCTGGTATTGCTAAAGTTTTGCAAGGTTATTTTGCAGGGCAGCAAATGGATAGCGCAGATCAAGCTCGGCAAGACTTGCTATATAAATCTGAAAATGCTGATCGTGCTTTAGTTGGATTGCCACCTGTTGAAAGAGCAAAACCACAGCAATTAGCTCAAGCATTACAGCAACCAGTATCCACAACATATGGTGAGGGTGCGCCACCTACAAATATGTTACCAACTGGTATGCCACAAACAGGTATACCATCAACAGGCGTGCCGCAACCTCAAGTTATGCCAGTTGCTCAATCATTCCCTGTTGGGTCATCGGGCGCATACCAAAACTTGCCACCAAATCAAGAAATTGATGCCGTGCCGCAAGCAATGCCAGTTCAGGGTATGCCAACGCAAGGCGTACCGACTCAAGGCGTAGCGCCAAAAGGTCAATTTACGCCACCAGGCGGCGGGTCAGCATTGCCATCGGTCACAGGTGATCCTGCAAAAGATTTGGCATTGCTTAAACAATTTAGAGGCGATACAGCTGCATACGTTAAATTTGCTTATGAACAAAATAAACCACAAGTGGTGGCTAAAGGTGGATCATTATTTACCAATCAAGGAAAATTGATTGTTGGTACGCCTGATGAAAGCGGCAATGTAACGGTTCAACTTCCTGATGGCACTTTCCGTAGGGAAAAA